GGCTGGGGGCAGGACCAGGACCGCTCGCGCTCGCGCGACGCCGGCTTCGACGGCCACCTGACCAAGCCGGTGGACCTGCCCGCGCTGCTGCAGATGCTGCAGCGGGGCCGCGTTGAAAAATCAACAGCTTAGGCTGTATTCGTTCAATTTCGTCGGCGCGTTGGGATGCTGTTTTTCAGAGGTAGCGCCCCGGCGCATTGGGCCGATTTTTTGACAGCCTCAGCGCGCCGGCTTTGCCTTGCGGTGGTACTTCCCGCCGACGTAGTGGCGCGTCATCGACTCGTTGGCGTGACCCAGGAGTCGCTGCGCCGCGCGCACATCCTCGCCGTGCGCCAACAGTACGTCGACACCAGCGCGCCCCCGCAGGTCGTGGATGTGCAGGTCGCGGATACCAGGCATGTCCTTGATGAGCTTGGCGCGCGTGCGCTTCCACAGGCTGCTGATGCCGTCGTAGGTGTAGGCGCCGCCCAGCGCGGTGCGCAGCAGCGGCCCGACTCGGCCAGCCTTCGTCTCGCACGCATCCACTGCGGCACGCAGCGCTGCGGACCACTCGATCAAGAGCCGCTCACCCGTCTTGGCCTGCGTGATGCGCACGCCGTGGTCCCCCACGTCCGCCCATGTCAGCCGAATCAGGTCGCCGATGCGCTGGCCCGTGATCAGTGCCAAGTCAATCATGCAGACCAGCGCCCGGCCATTGGGCGTATGCAAAGCAGCCCTCTTGATCGCCTCTATCTCTGCGTCCGCGACGATGCGCTTGCGCGGCGGCGCACTCCTGGACGGCACGTCGTCTATCGGGTTGTGCCCTTCACGCAAGCCGTCCAGGGCCGCGAACGACAGCACCATGCGCAGCATCGTGCGGTGCTGGGTGTAGGTGCGCGGCTTGTCGATGAACTCCTTCAGGTAGGCGTTGCACCGCGGCGTCTTCAGCTCCGCCGGCGTGAACTCGGCCAGTTCCTGAGACATGTAGGCTGCGATGCGCTCCATGTCGCGCAGCGTCTTGGGTGCCCACTCGGTCCGCTTGCCTTCGAGCCAGCGGCTGATGACGGCCGGCATGCGGTCGCTCTGCGTTTCTCGCTCCGTCAAGTCGGCCAGGGCGCGGTACATCGCGGGCATGCCTTGGCGCACCGCGCACAGGCGATGCCACTTACCGGACACGTCCACGAAGTACCACGCGCCATGCCGCTCATAGACGCGCTTGGGAAGGTCTCGCTTCATGCAGACCGGGCCCGCATGCGCTCGGAGCGCAGCATCGGCTCAGGCTTTTTGATGTCGCCGCGCGTCACGGCCTCGTAGTGGCTGCGCTCCAGGATGACGCGGCCCGTCATCGGCGAGCGGCGAGCGCGCCAAAAGCCTTGCCGGCGCAGCTCCTGCAGCTGCTTGCTCGGCACGCGGTAGCCGGTGAGGGCGCGCAACTCCTCGGCGGAGAGCACCAGGTTGTCGCTCACGACTGGTCTCCTTCGAATCCGAACATGTCGGCGCCGCGCGCGAGGTGTCGCGTCAACCACCTCTTGGGCTGACTCGGCTCGCGGTCGTGCTGCAGGTGGCAGCGCTGGCACAGCGCCGCCAAATTGGTGTCGTCGTTGTGCTCCGGGACCTGGTCCAGGTGCGCGATCGTCAGGACGATCGTCACCATGTGGTCTACCTGGTAGTCGCTGTGCCGGTACTGCTCGGCGAGCAGCTCGCCGGTCTCGGCGTCGTAAAGCTCAGCATCGGCCGTCATGTAGGTACCAGCGTCCTTGCCAGCGCCGCGCGCGATGCGCTCGCGGTCGGGGGCCTTGCAGCGCTCGCAGCGGTGGCCGGCGCGCTGGAGGATGCGCTTGCGGATCTGCGCCCAGTCTGCTGGATAGCGCGGGCGGTTCTCAGGCTTGATAGGCATCAGGTGTCCTCTGTCACAGCGTGCGCTGCACCGGCACGCAGCCCAGCTGCGGCGGCATCACGAAGCCGCTGGGGCTCACCCAGGCCGGCTCCACCTGGCGCACTGCCCAGGCGTCGCCGCAGGCGCGGCACTGGTAGTGCCGGCGCGGCAGCTCCAGGCCCGCGGCCGTGGTGGTGAAGTCGTCCATGGGCGCCTCGTGGCCGCAGCGGCAGCGGATGTGGAAGTCGCTGTAGGCGGTCATCGCTCAGTCCACCTTGTCTTTGTTGCTCTCGTCGTCCTTCTTCGTCGCCTTGCGCACGACAAGGAAGCCCGTCACGGCCATGGCCACCTCAGACAGCAGGGCCACGAGGTAGCCCGGCATGGGCTTGCCGCTCTGGATGTGGTCGGCCACGGCGTGGAACATTGCTGCCGCGGCCTTGGCGATCTCCGGTGAGACGGTTGGCAGGTCCACGGTCAGGCCTCCGCGGACTGGCGGTTGCGCACGCAGGCGCAGGCGCCGTAGGCGGTGGCCTGCAGACCTCGGCAGTAGTGCGGCGCCGCGCACTCGCTCGGCTGCGACATGCGGTCGCTATAGCCGAACTTGCCGCGCGCCTCAGCGGCGGCGAGCTCGCGCTTGCGGTCCTCGAACAGGGCTTCCTCGTGCGACACGTCGCGGGCGATCTCGCCGACCTCGACAGGGTCCAGGTGCAGCGTTTCGGCGACTTCGGCGATTGCGCGATCGGTGCGGTCCTCGGCGTCGATCTGGCGGATGGCCGCGACGGCCGCGGCAACGTTGATGCGGGTGAACATTGGCAGGCTTTCTTGTGATTGGGGGTGGTGCACGCGCCCGCGGCGCGTGCGGTAGGGGCTCAGGAGGGGCAAGGTCAGTACGGGATCCAGTCGGGGTCTTCGGATTCCTCGGCGGCGGGCTCGGGCTCGACGGCTCCAGCCCGGGCAACCGCGGCCTCAGCGTTGAACAGCAGTACCTCCACCGGGTTGTTGCTGACGGCCTTTGCTTCGATGCCGGCTGACGTGAGCGCGAGCACGGTGTTGCGGGCGACGGTCAACAGCTCGGGCGCGGCGGCGACCAAGCGGGCGTCGCTGCGGCTGTTCACCACGGCGACAAGCGTGTCGGTCGGCGTGCGCACCTCGTGCTGCGCGTACGCCGAAAAGACATGCCACGGCCCGGGCGCGTGCTGCGCCCCCATCACGCCGCCTCCGCGAGCTGGCCGGCCACGCCGTGCTCGATCCAGTGCGCCTGGATGGACGGCGGCAGGCCGGTGGGCAGCGCCTTGAGCGTCCCGAACACCAGCGCGGTGCCGAGCTCCTCGTTGTCGGCCAGGCAGTCCAGCCACTGCAGCAGCTGGCCGCGGCCGGGCAGGTCCAGCACGTCCATGCGGTCCAACACCAGCAGCCGCGCGCCGGAGACGTAGCCGATCGCCTCGGCCAGCATCGCGTCGGCGCGCCACTGCTCCGACTCGCTGAGCAGGCGCCGCTCGCGCCAGGCGCTGCCCGTGCTGTCCGTGGCCACCACCACCTCGCAATCCAGGTTCACCATCACCCGGGCCCAGCCCGAGTCCTCGGCCGACTGCTGCAGCCGCTCGTTGAGCGGGCCCATCGCGGCACCGAGCAGCTCGGCCTGGATGCCGTCGGGCGCCAGGGCGTCGGCGATCGCGTCCCACGCGGCGACGTCGGCGGCGTGGCCGGCCGCCTCGGCGGTGCGCTTCTCGGCGGCAGCCGCGGCGGCGGCCTGAGCCCTCAGCGTGTCCTGCTTCTTCAGGGCCTCAGCACGCCCTGCTTGCCAGCTCGCCAACGTGCTGCGCTTGGCCTCCAGGAGTGCGGTATCGACAGGCCCGGCGGCCAACTCGCGCCTGAGCGCATCGATCTCGCCCAGGGCGCGGGTCGCCGCCTCCAGGTCCCGCTTGTCGTTCTCGACGGCGCGCGCGACGGTCGCGCGGCCTTGCTCCAGCACCGGCACGCGGTTCGCTTCGGCCGGGTCGCCGCCGGTGGCGTCCAAGGGGCCGTGCAGCTTCTCGTAGAGCCCCAGCACCACGCGCGCCTCATCGATCGACACGGCATCGTTGACCAGGCCTTTTTCTTCCACGTCGGCCAGCAGGTCGCTCAGGATGGCGGCCAGGTCGTGCACCAAGCCGTGCCGCTTGCCGTTGCCGGCCTTCGCGCGCGCCGTCTCCAGTTCGCCGTCAAGGCGCGCGAGCTCGGCCTCGTCCGTGGCCAGCTTCACCTTGATGCGCTCGGCCCGGCCGGCCAGCTCCTGCAGGGTGGTAATTTTTGTGCTCAGCTCACCCCGGCGCTGCCGCTCTCCTTCCAGGCGCCCGATCGTCTTCTGGTAGCCGGCGATCTCCCCATCCAGCTTCTGCAGCTCGGCGGCCAGCGCCTGCGCCGCGGCGGCGTCGTAGGCCGGTACCGGAGCTTTCCAGGCCTTCGCCTTCTCGCTCCCGTAGTTCTCGCCCGTGACGGCGCGCCACGCGCCCTTGGCGAGGGTCGCATTGCTCTTGGCCTCTTTGCACGCCGAGTCGAAGCCGGCGCGCAGCAGCGGCGAGATCCGCTCGACCTTGACCTTGTCCAGGCCGCGGGCCAGCAGCCGCTCGGTGATCGCCGGGCCGTCGGCGCGCAGGCCCATCAGCTCGAAGAGGAAGGCGCGCCGCGTCGTAGCGTCCATCTGGGCGAACTTTTGTGCGTCCAGCAGCAGCGAGATCACCGGATCGGCTGCGCTGGCCGCGACCAGCTTGCCGGCCGCGTTGATGCTCGCGGCGTGGATCTCGCCGTCGCTGTCCGTGATCTGCACGGCCGCCAGGTCGGCGCCGGCGGTGATGAGCTGGTGCGCCTCCTTCTTGAGGCTGACGCGGCCGAGGTCGCCGGTGAGAGCCAGCGCGACAGCGTCGCGAATGCTCGACTTGCCCGCGCCGTTTTGACCGCAGACGAGAACCACGGGAGCCTCGCAGCGCAGGTCTACGCTGCGGGCGCCCAGGAACGAGGTGATGGTGATCCGTTCCAGGCGCATGGCTTACTCCAGGTTGCCCGCGAAGCCCGCGCCGCTGGCGCGCGAGCGGCGGCCGGCAGGTGCCGGAGCGGGGGCGGGCGCCGGCGGCGCGGCCTGCAGCAGCTGGCCCTGGCCAGCCTCTTCCATCTCGCGGCGGTGGATCTCGGCCAGTTCTTCGGCGCTGGGCTCCCATTCGTTGTCACCCGAGGCGGCCGCGACGTGCGCGGGCTCGCGGCTCTGCGTCATCGGCTGCACCGCGAGGGGCGGCTGCGTGGGCTCGGGCAGCGCGGCGGGTTGCTGCTGGGCGTGCTGAGCCGGCGCGGTCTCGGCCTGCTCCTGCTCCACCACCGGCGCCTCTTCGTCCTGCACCACCATGAACTCGCCGTCGATGGTGTCCAGGCGCTGGTCCCGGCCCGCGTCAGCCATGCCATCCAGAGCCGCGGCGGTCTGGAACTCGATGCTCAGCGGCAGGTACTTGGCCAGACGGCGGATCGCGGTCTTGCGGCCCATCTCGGCGAAGTGGTCCTTCCAGGGGCCATAGGCGCCCTTGGACTGCGTCGCTTTCATGATCTCGCGCACCTGGTGCAGGCTCATGAACTCGAAGCAGTGGCCGCCGTCCTTGAGTTTGGCCACGGCGTAGAAGCCCACGATCTGCCCGCGCTCGCCCATGGCGGGCTTGTGCACCAGGCGCTCGTCCAGGCCATAGACCAGGTCGAACTCATCGTTCTCGCAGACCTCGTGTGCGGCGATGCTCACGATCTGCCCGGACCGGCGCGCCAGGTCGATCAAACCCTTGTAGCCGATGACCACCTGCACCGACTTCACCCAGCGCTCGCGGCCTTGGCTGTCCTTGCGCTTCGTGTTGAAGGGAACGAGGTAGGCGTGGCCCAGCACGGTGTTGGGCTCCAGACCCATCTGGGCGCACTGGCCGATGGCGCCCACCAGGGAGGGCACATCGCACTCCAGCAGAGCCGGCGTGGTGGTGGCCGCGATCTGCGCCACTTTCAGCAGCCGCTCAGCGTTCAGATGCTTCGGCAACATCTTGGCGATCTCGCCCTGCTTGCGCTGCAGCAGGTGCGCGATCTGGTCCTTGGGCTTCATGTCGCGCAGGCTGACGGCTTGTTGTTGCTGAGCGCCGTTGCGCAGTTCGGCGAGTTGTGCGGATGCCATGGCGGTGTCCTCCTGATCGAAAGGTGAGTGTTTTTGGGGCCCGTTCAGGCCTTGAAGGGGCATGTCGCGTGTGCCGGGCAGTACTTCGCCGAACACAGGACGCTCTTGCTGTTGCCGTAGAAGGCGCCGGACTGGAGGAGCCGCGAGGCGTGCTCCAGCAGGCCGGGGCGCTCCTCGGCGCCCACCAGCGCCGCGCGGGCGTTGGGCACGTCGCCGGCGCCCACGCGCTGCGCGGTGGGCGTCTTGCCGGTCTGCAGGCCGACGATCTGCGCCGGCGCGGTGATGGCAAGGCCCATCGCGTGCTCGGCCAGCAGCTCGTACACGCCGAGCTGCACCGCGTGCCCTTGGGTGACTGCGTGACCATCAGTGCCCACGGCACGGCCGCCGGTCTTCAGATCGCTGATGCCCAGGCCTGAGGGCGTCTCGCGCACTCGGTCGGTGGTGCCCGTCAGCGCAATACCCAGCTCGGGCAGCTCCAGGCGCTCGCACAGCACTTCCACGCCGGCGTACTGCTGCCGCGGCGCGATGTCGGCGCAGTACTTCGCGTGCAGGGCCAGGGCGATGCGCTCGGCGTCGCTCGGGCTGGTCTCGTCCCAGTCCACTTCCCGCTCGGGGCGGTGGATGGCGTCGACCACGGCGCCGGCCGCGTCGTCGGCGCTCACCGGGCTGCCGCCGGGCAGCCGCGAGGCGTCGAATGCGGCGGTACCGGCATGCACCGCGGTGCCCAGCTGCGCGGCGGCCGAGGTCGGCATGCGCAGGCCCAGCAGGTGCTTGGCTTCCCAGCGAGCCGGGCAGTCGAAGAGTTCGGCCAGGCTGCTGGCGCGAATGGTGATGAGGTCGTTCACAGCGTGCTCCAGGCGCTAGCGGCCGCGCGGCAGGCGTTGATGACGGACGCGCCGGAGCGCGCCCACGTGGCGAGGGTGGTGAGCGCGCGGCGCGCCGGGAGCGTGCGCAGGCGGCGCAGGCGCATGCGGCACTGCATGCGGTGCGTGATCTCGGCGGCGTCGCTGCGGGGCAGGGTGATGGCGGCCATGGGTCAGGCCTCCTTGTTCGCGGCCGGCTTGATGCCGTGCGCGTCCTTGCGGTGCTGATCCAGCTGCTCGGGCCACACGAAGCGGCGCGTGCACAGATCGCAGGCGTGGTCCTTCGGTTGCGCGACGCCCTGCACGCGGCCGCCAGCCTTCTTGGCCCGGCGGTGTGCCTTGTGGTCGCGCCAGATGTCTCCGATGTCTCCCATGGCTCAGGCTCCTGCGACGATGCGAACGAGGTAGCCCGCGAGCGCGAGCGCGGTGGTGCCGGCCACGGCGATGAGTTCGGCGCTCATGCGGCGGCACCTCCGACCTTGGCTGCGATGGCGATCCAGGCCGACACGCGGGTGCGCAGGCTTTCTGCTTTCGCCGGGTACCCGGCGTGCTTCAGGATCAGCTCGATCTCGTCGATGTAGCGAGCCAAGTCCTCGCCACCCTTCAGCAGCGCCTGTTGCGTCGTCACCAGATCGTCGATCGCGAGCGCCAGGCGCGACACCGCCACGGCGTGGCCGCAGATGCGCGCTTCCTCGACGCTCTTGCCGGCGGCGATCGCCTCGATGCGCGCCAGCCGGCCCAGCGCCTCGGCCGCAGCCAGGATCAGGTTCGTGGCCGCGAACGACGCGTGCGCCGTGGGCTGCTCGGGCAGCAGTTCGATGACGGCGCCGCTCACGCTGAGGCTCCCGGGTGCTCATGACGTGCGATCGCACCACGCAGGTACGCGATGCGGTCCGCCTCGCGCTGGCCCTTGGCCCACACGCTGTGATCGTCCGAGCGGTCGAAGTAGACGTCGTGCGTGCGCTGCAGCTGCTCCAGCTCGGCGCGCGCGGCCGCCAGGTCGAAGGGCGCCGGCTGCGCCTTCACCGGCGCCGGGCGCGGCCCGAACTTGTGCGGCCGCGCCGCCTTGAACTCGGCCACGAAGGCCGCGAACGTCGTGCGCAGATCGGGCTGCGCCGCTGGGGGTTGGTGGGTGGTGGGGTGCATGTGCGCCTCGTCGTGTGATGAGGCACATTGTTAGGCGTGTCTAACGAAGCGTCAATAGGTGTGGCTAACGAAATTGATCGCTGCACCTAACGGACGCAAAAAACCCGCACAAGGCGGGCTGAAAGATGGTCAGTCGTAGCCGGAGCGTTGACTCAGGGAATAAACAATGGCGGAAGCCAGAGCCACCAACCCCTCTTGGCGGGCTCTTCTTTATCGCCCAGAGCTTCACACGCGCGTCGGCGCGCCGCCTTAAGCATGCGCTGGTTGGGGGCCGGCTCACTGGCCTCAATATCGTTGCAGCGCGCCATCCAAGCGTCCAACTGGGTTTCCGAGAAGCTGCGCTCGCCGGCTGCCTCAACGTCGTGCTCTAGCGCGGCCCAGTCGACCCCGCGCTTCGACGCATCACGCGCCTTGTTGCCCCAACCAAATACCAAGGAGGCGGCGCTGAGAGCAAAGGCTGCAGCAGCAGCGATCTTGAGCGTCGCTGCATCCAGCACGCTGGCAAAAACCACCGATCCGAGCACCAACGAGCCGACTTTCACCAGACCCTCGCGGATCTCCATGTGGCGATGCCGCTCCTGCTGGTAGATGCGGTTTGCGGTGATCCGCAAAAGCAGATTGTGCCTACGATCCCAGAGGTAGTCCTTCTCGGCGTTTTCGATGCTCATGCCGCAGGCAGTTATGACAAGCCTTGGATTGGCGGCTTTGGCGGCGGCGCTGGCGGCGCTTTACCAGGCGGCGTGCGATGGTTCGGGATAATTGGGATATTGGTTGCATATTGCATGTTATTTAATTCCTTTCAAGAACGGCCCGCATGTCGTAAAGACTATCGTTTATGCATGCCTTGACAAGATTGAAGGTTTTTCCTTGATACTGTGTCGTTTTCGCAAAAATCACGACCTCGGGTGAGTACGAATAACTGTAGCTGTACGTGCTACAGGTCAGGGTGTACCCATTCCTGAGCTTGATCTGTTTCCCATGTTCGCAGCCCTCAAAAGAGCCATCAACCTGGGTGAACTCGAGGACGGTATACCCTTGTATCTCTGAGCTTAGGCAGGCCGCCGATCCCGACAATGGAGTCGCTGCCAATGCGGCCGTGGCCACCAAGTGCGCGCATAGCTGCCTCATGGCTTTCCGGCCTCCACTTTCGCGCACGTGAATTCGATCTCCGAGCGCGGATAATTCCCGAGAATATATGGAGGCTGCGTCTCCTTGACATCCAGCAGCTTGAACTCTTTGCCGGCAGATCGGCAGTGCGCGGCGCCCTCGGCAATGATTTCAGCCTTCATATTGCCCAAGCCTGGAAACCCGGTTCCCTGCTGTTTTGCGATCATGTACCGGTCTTGCCCCATAGGAACAACACCCGTGTGCGAGGCGCAGCCAGCCAAAACCAATACAGCCACACAGGCTGTTAAAGACCTCTTCTGCATTTTCTCCCTCCAGTAATCCATTGACTAATCCGGGCGCCACCGGCTGGGCGGCACGATTGCCACCACCGGGTGCATTTTCTCAATTTCGCTTTTCTCGATCGCGCGACGATGGTTGCCGTTTACGCTCTCAATGACTATTTCATCACTGCGCTCAAAAATCAGTTCCTTTACCATCTTTCGGCCGTCGCGAAGCTCAATCACCACATACTCGCCCGGTACGCAGCAGCTGTTTGGCGCGACAGCCACGAAATGGCCATGTCGAATTGCGGGATGCATGGAATCACCTTTGACGCGCAGCGCATAGGCGTCCTGGTCATCGGTGTAGCCAATAATCCAGCCGTCTCCTTCGATGCGCTCGAAATATCCGTCGTCACCCAACTTTGCTGTACCCACCACTCGAATACGGCGCACGGAGCGAGGTTGGCCAGCCGGCTCCAACTCGACTCCCGCCTCATCCTTTTGTTCTTGTGTCGCGCGCCCTGCTAGGTGACGCGGCCCCTTGCCTTCGCTCAGCCACGCCTCGTTCACGCCTAGGAACGCGGCGGCCTTGACCAAGCTGGGGCCTTTGAGCTGCTTGGTTTCTCCAGACAGCCAGTTGCTCACGGACGGCGACTTGACTCCCGCCGCTCGCGCCAGCTCCGCCTGTGTTGCCCCCTTCTCGTCCAGCGCCGAACGCACCCTCTCTGCCAATGTTTTCATTAGGACAGCCTAATTGATAAGGTGTTAGGCACCTTTACTTTGATAGTTAGGTGCGTCTAACATGTGCACCCATGAGCGACCTCATCAAAGAACTGGGCGGCACCAACGAAGTGGCGCGCATGTGCGGCGTCAAGCCGCCGTCCGTGACCGGCTGGAAGGGCCGGATCCCGCCGGAGCGCCGGCCTGCCGTGGAAAAGGAGCGCTACCCCGCCTACACCGTTGAGCTGCTCAGCGAGGCGCTTGGCGACACCGAAACGGCGTGGCGACGCGTGCCAGATCCGGCATGGCCGAACCCGGCCGGGCGCCCGTGCCTTGATGTCGTTGCAACGCTGGCGCGCGGAAAGGCTCGCGCTCCCCAGTCCTCCACCCATCCGCCCACGTTACCTGCTGAAACACCCGCGCCCGCCGCTTCTGCGGCCCCGGGCGTCCCTGTAACAAGGGATTGCAGGACTGGCGAGGCCACGGGCCACGCCCCGGAGCGCACGCACCCCGACAAGAGTCAGCTGAAGTGGCCCGACTGCGGCGAGCGCCGCGAGCACCCGCCCGAGGTGCCGGGCTCCGGCGCGTACACGCGGCGCAAGAACCCCGATCTGCGCAAGCAGGAGCCGGCGCTGTGAGCGGCGGCCTGGACGAGAAGCGCCGCATCGTCGCAGCGGTGGAGGACGTGCACATCGCGACCGTGCAGGCGATGCGCCGCGTGCGGGAGGAAGGCCAGCGGCAGCTGGAGCCGCTGCGGCAGGCCTGCGCCGAGTCGGGCGGGCATGTGTTCTCGGCGGGCCGCGACCCTGCTGGCCGCGCATGCGTGTTCTGCGGGGCGCCGGAGCCGCAAGACGCGCTCGAGACCCTGGCGCGCCACCTCAAGTTCAACAGCAAGCCGGGAGCGGCGTCATGAGCCAGCAAGACCAAGAACTCGCGTCCTTCACCCTGCCGGCCGGCACCGTGTGCAAGCGCAACGGCATCCCGTTCGAGCTGGCGGCGGACGCCGTAATCCGGTGCCACCCGGAGAACTGGCCGCTGATCCGCGACGAGTTCGTGCCGACGGTCAACGGCCAGCCGGTGGAGCGCGGTTACTCGGCCACGTTGGCGCGCAGCCAATCGGAGCAGGGGCCGCGCATGCCCAGCGTGGCCCAGTCGGCGGCGAGTTCGATCACCAACAGCTCATCGTTGTCGTCGAGCTGCTGCGCGCACAAGTCGCGCACCTGAGCGCACGTCCAAGTGGTTCTGACGATGTACGTCGAGTCCAGGCAGGCCCAGCTGCCCGAAAAGGTCTGCTCGATCAACTGGCGCAGCGCGTGGTACCGCTGGCCGAGCTTGTGCAGGTCGTACGAAATCAGAACGTTTTTCATGGGTGCCCTCCTCAGGCAGTTGGTTGGTTGGGGAACCGCCAGTTTGCCCGGGGCAGGGCGCCCGCCTTACATCGCGTTACCGAGGGCGGCCGCGTGAGCAATACCGCACAAAAACTCCCGCGCCAGATGCAGTGCACCTGCTGCGGCCACATCAAGCCCCGCAAGGGCTGCAAGACCGTTCCTGGTACCGGGCTCGTGTGCGCCGAGTGCGCTCCTGACCTGGTGCAGCCGGCGCCGAAGAAGGCGACGCGATCCCCGGAGGGTCGGCCCAAGGCCGAGAGCAAGGACGCCTGGAAGCCGTGGACGGTCGAGCGCAAGCCGACCGAGCCGGCCCAGGCCGCCGAGACGCCCAGCGTCGTGCGGCTGATGCCGGCCTACGACCTTCGCTATGGCGTGGACCCGAGCGCGCCCGTGGTGGGCGGCTTCGCGTCCATGGGCATTGGCCGCTACCTGGAGAACGCATCTTGAGCGCCACGCAATCCATTCGCGGCGCTGCGCCGCTGCAGTTCGTCAACCACCTCGGCTACCGCGTGAGCGTCAGCGCCCCTGCGGCGCAGGAGCCCGCGAAGCCGGCCGAGGGGGGGGTAGCCGCGAAGAGGGCTCCAAAAGAGTCGCGCGGCTTCGAGATCGTCGGCATCAAGGCCAAGCGCCTGCAGGCCGCCGAGAAGCGCGCCGCCGCTCGCCGCGTGCGCTGGGAGCAGCGCGGGCCCAAGAGCAAGGCCAAGGAGCCGCTGCCCTGGTGCGCCGAGTCCTGGCTGAGCGAGCAGCAGCCCGAGCGCGCCATGCGCGAGACCTTCGCGGTCGAGTCGGCGGCGCAGATGGCGGCCGAGATGCTGAAGAAGCAAGGCGGCTGGCTGCGCGTGAGCGTGCTGCCGCGCGCGGAGGCCTGACGTGACGACGGCCATTCCCGCCCCCAACGAGCACCGCGAGCTGTTCCTGGCGGCTTACGCGCTGCTGGGTGACATCGAGGACCGCGCGGCGCGCGAGCGCCTGGTCAACGCGCTGTCCGAGCTGGACGAGCACTACGGCGTGGAGTCGCCGGCCGATCTGCAGGCGCTGGAGGGCTGCGCCGCATGAAGCCGGGCTACGTCATCCCCCCAGTGGTCCCCGCCGAGGACCGCCGCAGCGGCATCGAGCGCCGCACTGGCCCGGCCGAGCGCCGCGCCGAGAACGACACCCCTGATCGCCGCCACACCCCGGAGCGCCGCGCCGCAGTGCGCGAGGTCCAGCAGCTGGTGCGCGAGCACGGCATCACCGACGCCGAGATCAAGGCAATCGCGAGGGAGATTGAACAGGAGCAACGAGCGTGAGGAAGTACGCGCAGGTCGGGCCGCAGTTCTGGTCCACCAGCAAGACAGGCCGCGAGATCCGCAAGAAGGGTGCCGAGGCTGTCGTGGTGGCCATGTACCTCATGAGCAGCCCGCACTCAAACATGTTGGGGCTGTACTACCAGCCATTGCTCTACATGGCCCACGAAACCGGCTTGGGCATCGAAGGGGCTTCGAAGGGGCTTCGAAGCTGCATCGAAGTGGGCTTCTGCTCCTTCGATGAGGCTTCGGAGGTCATGTGGGTGCACGAGATGGCCCTTTACCAGATTGGCGAAGGGCTCAAGCCCAAGGACAAGCGCTGCGCCGGCGTGCAGAAGGAGTACGACGCCGCGCCGGAATGCCCTTTCCTGGGGGCCTTTTACGAGCGCTACAAGGATGTGTTCCACCTGCAGCGCAAGCGTGTGTGCGCTACGAACGAAGGCCAAAAAACTCGCCCGGCCGAAGCCCCTTCGGAGCCCCTTGCAAGCCAGGAACAGGAACAGGAACAGGAACAGGAACCCCCCCAAACCCCCGCGGGGTTTGAGGAGGGGGAGGCGGGGGGCTTTGAAGCCTTTTGGGCCGCGTACCCCAAGCACGCCAACGAGGCCGGAGCCCGTGAAGCCTGGGACGCACTGAACCCCACCCCGAGGCAGCAGGCCCGGATGCTGGCCGCCGTCGAGCAGCACCGCCAATCCGAGCAGTGGACCAAGGCCGGAGGGCAGTTCATCCCAACCGCCGCGCGCTGGATCACCGACAAGCGCTGGCGTGAGCAGCTCGCGCCGGCCGCGGGCGCGACGGTGCCGAGCGACGAGCCGCAGAAGACCGCGGCTTACCTCGCGGCTGACCGCATGACGCCCGAGCAGCGCGCAGAGGCGGAAGCGGCCCGAGCGCGCGAACTGGCCCGCCTGGCCGAGCGCGGCCTGGCGCCGCGCAAGCGCCGGCCCGACGCGGACAACGGCCACGACGCGAGGGCCGGATGAAGTGTGGGTACTGGCCCTGCGGCTGGTGCGGAGAACGAGGGCGCTGCCGACGCGAGAGGGCGCGTCGACGGCGCAAAGGCCGCGCGGTGCTGGGGTTCCTGGTGCTGGCGGTGATCACGGGAGCGCTGCTGTGCGCAGCGATGGGAGGCGAAGGGTGATCGAGATCGAAAAATCGGAAGTGGCGCGCTGCCCGAGCCGGCGCGATTGGTTGGCGTTCGGCGCGCTGGCGGTGGTGCTCGTGCTGGGCGCTGCCGCGCTCGGCGTCGGGCTCAGCATGGCCCAGGGCTGGCTGCGCGGGGTGCTGTCGTGAGGGGCGAGCCGAGCGAGATCCACGAGGCGCCCGGCTGGGCGTTGCTGGGCCTGGGACTGGCTGCGCTGCCGTTTGCGCTGCTGCTGGCGATGGCGGACGTGCTGCAGGGCGCCGCTGTGCGCGGTGCCTGCGCGGCAATGCGCGCGGCGCGGGGAGAGCGGCTGTGATCCTGGTCCCCATCCGCACCGGCCGCGGCCAGAACGACCGTGGCCACTGGCGCACCAAGCACCGGCGCACGAAGAGTCAGGGGACCGCCGTCGGCCTGGTGCTCAACACCAAGGCGAAGCCGGCCGTGCCGTGCTCGGTGCTGCTCACGCGCGTGGCGCCATCGAACGGGCTGGACTCCGACAACCTGGTCGGCTCCATGAAGGCGATACGGGACGCCATCGCCTCGTGGCTGGGCATCGACGACAAGCACGCCCACCTGGTGCAGTACCGCTACGACCAGCGCCGCGGGCCCTGGGGCGTGGAGATCAGCTTCGGGCCGATGGCTGGAACGCCCGCCGGTACATCGGGCGCCGGAAATGTTCCAACGGCCGGCGCTCCCTCTGGCGCGCTGGAACATTCCGTGGAACAGGGCTGCGCAGCATGACGCCCGCCGCCCGCGTGCAAGCCCGCGCGATCGAGCTGCTCGCCGCTGGCCAGCTCGGCGTGGCCACGGACAACCAGAGCTATCCCGACCGCGTGCTGGTGGGCTACGCCGTCCCAGGTGCGGCCGTGGTGCTGCAGATCCCGGCCAAGGACTGGAGCTGGCCCGAGTTCGCAAAGCTGCTCGGGTTCGAGCTGCAGGCGCTGCTGCCCCGCGGGCCGGACATCGAGGAGCTGCGCAAGACGCACGCACGACGGCGCTGAAAAACGGTTACCGCGTGCAGGCTCAACAGGCCGGCGCGCATGGCGAAGACGAAGAAGGCCGCGCGAAGCGGCAGCAGGGAACAACGATGGAAATCACGGCCGACGAACTCGAAGCGCTGCGCCTGCACGACCTGGCGGTGCAGTCCGAGACGCTGGACGATCTGCTGATCCGCTGGCACGCCTGGACGCGCCCGGTGACTGCGAGCCGCGGCTACGGCAGCTCGGCTCCGGGCTGCAGCGGCTGGCGTTGCTCGCGGCAGTACGACGACGCCAACGGCGCACTGGACGAAGCCGTGGAGCACGAGCAGATGCGCCAGGTCGACCACGAGATCATGGAGCTGCGCGACCCGTACCGCGCCGCCGTGATTGCGAACGCGCGCAACCTCGCCACGGGCATCGCCGTGTGGTCGAGCCCGCGACTGCCGCAGGACCCGGAGCAGCGTGAAGCGGTGCTCATGGACGCGCGCCAGATGCTCACGCGACGGTTGAAGGCTGCCGGGCTCATGTAGCAGAATGCGTCCCGTGCGGCGCAGCCGTGCCCAAATCATTCCTTCCCAAGACCCCGCCCAGCGAAAGCTCGGCGGGGTTTTTCGTTTCTGGAGCTCCCATGTCCCTCATCAAGCCCACCGTCGGCCGCGTCGTTCTTCTCATGGTCGGCGCCGCCGCCATGCCCGGTTTCGCCAGGCCCGCCGCCGGCGAGCCCTGCGCTGCGCTGGTGACGCGCGTGTGGGGCGACCGCTGCATCAACGTGGCCGCCTTCGACGCCAACGGTGCGTGCTTCGGCCTCACCAGCGTGCGCCTGCTCCAAGGCGATGACGTCGCGGCCGAGGGCGAGATGCACGCGAAGTGGATGGACTACCAGAAGGGCCAGGCCGCCAAGGCCGAGCAGCTGGAGGCCAAGCTGTCCACCGCGCCGCAGCCGCCCGTGGACAACGCGCACGTGGCGCCGGGCTGCGAGAAATTCAGCGAGGCCGCCATCGAGGCCGAGATCCAGGCCAAGGGCCTGACCGCGCCGCGCCTCTCTCCGGCCGACCTCGATGCCGCCATCGTGCATACCGAGATCGTGAAGCACGTCAGCCCTTCCGGGCAGGTGCTGCGCTGGGCTGTGCTCACCACGCGCAACGGGTTCGCTGTCACGGGCCGACCGTCGGCTTCCGTGTCGCCCGAGAACGACAACGCCGACATCGGCGAGAAGGTCGCCATCGACAACGCCCGCAGCGAGCTGTGGCCGCTGCTGGGCTACGCGCTGCGCGAGCGCCTCGCCGCAGCCTGACCCAACACCCCGTAAGCGCACGCAGCCTGGGCGTGAGGCCGGCGGGTAAACCGGCCTGGAACACCGCCGCGCGCATCCGCGGACCGGGCGCGATGAGAACGGCAGGCGCAGCGCCGCAAGGCGTGCCCCGAAAGGGGAAGTCGATGCGCCACCCCCAACGCCGATCAACCCTGCGGGGAGTCGATCCCCATGAGCAAGCTCCCTCCCAAGCAAGCCGAGTTCGTCAAGCAGTACCTGGTGGACCTCAATGCCTCAGCCGCAGCGATGCGCGCCGGCTACAGCGCCAAGACCGCTGACCAGATCGCGTACCAGCTCCTTCAGAAAACTTCAGTTCGGGAGGCCATCCAGGCCGCAATGGAGGAGCGCAGCCGGCGCACCGAGATCACCGCAGACCGGGTGCTGCAGGAGCTGGCCAGGATGGCCTTCTTCGACGCCCGGCGCCTCTTCGCCAACGACGGCTCACCGCTGCCGGTGACCGAGATGGACGAGGACACCGCGCGCGCCGTGGTGGGCCTGGACGTGGCCACGGTGGGCAATGCGGACATCGGCATCGGCCAGGTGCTCAAGCTCAAGCTGGCCGACAAGAAGGGCGCCCTGGAACTGCTCGGGCGACACCTTGGGATGTGGAAGGACAAGACAGAGATCTCAGGCCCTGACGGCGGACCGATCGTGACCAAGAGCGCCGCTGAGATGACCGACGACGAGCTGGCCGCCATCGCGGCCGGCAAGCGGACATGACGCCGGATCAAGCCGCCGCGGTGCTGCTGGAGCGTCGGAGGGCGCGCGAAGACTTGGTGAGGTACGCCGCCCGCGTGCCGGTGCCAGGGTCGCCGCTGGAGGATGCTGACGACGATGCGCGGATCCCGTTGATCGAGTCCAAGCAGTCCGAGCATCACCGGCTGATCCTGCGCGAGATGCAGGCATGCATGGAGCGCCGGCACGGCCGCCTGATGATCATGGCGCCCCCGGGCAGCGCTAAGAGCACCTATGCCACGGTGGTGGCGCCTACGTGGTTCCTGGGCCGCCAGAAGGACCGTCGCGTCATCCTGGCCAGCTACGGTGATGACCTGGCGCGCCGGCACGGTCGCCGCACACGGCAGCTGCTCAAGAGTCCAGAGGCCACCGGCATCCTGGGGGCCTCGCTTGCGCCCGACAGCAGGGCAACCGACGAGTTCGGCCTGACCAACGGCAGCGAGTACCTCGCGTGCGGGATCATGTCCGGCATCACTGGCAACCGCGCGCACGGCATCGTCATCGACGACCCGATCAAGGGCCGCGAGCAAGCCGACAGCACGACGATCCGCGAGAAGACGTGGCAGGCTTACCAGGATGACCTGCTCACGCGCCTGATCCCGGGCGGCTGGGTGGTGATCATCCAGACCCGCTGGCACGAAGACGACATCGCCGGCCGCATCCTGCCGGAGGACTGGAACGGCGAGAGCGGCGACATCAAGTGCCGCGACGGCAACACGTGGCGCGTGCTGTGCCTGCAGGCTGAGTGCACGACCAACACGGACCCGATGGGCCGCAAGGTCGGCGAGATGCTGTGGCCCGAGTGGTTCGACGCCAAGCACTGGGACCAGTTCAGGCTCAACCGCCGCACCTGGTCGAGCCTGTACCAGCAGATCCCGGCGCCGGCCGAGGGCATCCTGTTCCGCAAGGACGACATGGGCGCCTACAGCAAGACGCCCGAGGGGCTGCGCATCATCGGCGGTTGCGACTATGCAGCCACGCCAGACGGCGGCGATTGGACCGAGTTGGGCGTGGCCGGCATCGACGAGGACGGCTCCATCTACCTGTTGGACTGGTGGCGCGGGCAAGTGGGGCCCGAGGTCTGGATTGAACGCCAGATCGACATGATCAAGCGGTGGGCGCCGCTGAAGTGGTTTGGCGAGGCTGGGCCGATCCGGCGTGCCACCGAGGGCCGCCTGCGGCAGCGCATGACAGAGCGCGAGGTGAAGTGCGCACTGGAGTGGCTGCCCAGCGTCAGCGACAAGCCCACCCGCGCGCAGTCCATCGTGGCCACGGCCGGCATGGGGCGCCTCTGGTGGCCGCGCGCCGCCTGGGTGCCCGAGCTGCAGCGGCAGTGCCTGGTGTTCCCGGCCGGCTCACCGGATGACGGTGTCGACACGCTGGCCGTCATCGGCCGCGGCGCCGACACGCTGGGGAAGATGCGCCGCAAGCGCAACCGTGAAGACGAAGAGCAAGCCGCCGGCGGCGGCTGGATGGGCTGACATGAAACCACTGCGACACATGGGCCCGGCGAGCTGCTGGGTCGCGCCAAGCAAGGCGCTGCCCGCTCGCCTGCGCGGCCGCGTGCTCGAGCTCAGCGGCTTGCACGTCGAGCCAGAGCGCCGGCACGAGGGCTGGGGCACTGCGCTGATGCGCCTGGTGTGCGCCGAGGCCGACGCCGAAGGCGCGGCGCTGCTGCTGTGCGTCGAGCCCAGCGACAGCACGATGAGCCGCGAGCAGCTGGCCGCCTGGTACGCCAGCCACGGCTTCACGCAGATCCAGGCCGAGCCGCTGCTGATGGCCCGGCCACCGAAACAGACCACCTGACCATGCACGACACCGAAGACGACAAGCAGGCGTCCAGCAGCGACCACGACGCGCTGCTGGCAGAAGCCCGGCGCCGCATGGAGCAGTGCACGTCGGCCGATGGTCACGACCGCACCGAGGCGCTGGAGGACCTACGCTTCCTGAAGGGTGAGCAGTGGGACCCGCGCGACGCGGCCATGCGCGCCGCCGATGGCCGGCCGTGCCTGACCATCAACAAGTTGCCCGCGTTCCTGCGCCAGGTCACCAACGACCAGCGTCAGAACAAGCCGGGCATCAAGGTGCACCCGGTCGACGACGGCGCCGATCCGGAGACCGCCAAGGTGCTGCAGGGCCTGATCCGGCACATCGAGTACAGCTCGAACGCCGACGTGGCCTACGACACCGCGGTCAACAGCGCGGCGGCGTGCGGGCGTGGCTTCTTCGCGATCGAAACCGACTACGAGAGCGAGACCAGCTTCGACCAGGTCGCCCGGTTCAAGCGCATCCGCAACCCGTTCACGGTCTACTTCGACCCGAACAGCAAGGAGCCGGATGGCTCGGACGCGCGCTTCTGCCTCATCAGCGAGGACATGCCGCGCTCGGAGTTCGTTGAGCTCTACCCGGACGCGCAGGCCGCCCAGGACGGCTGGGCTCGCGCCGTGGGCGACCGGTACCCGGGCTGGCTGGATGCGCAGACGGTGCGCGTGTGCGCCTACTACCGCATCGAGGAGAAGCCGGCCACGCTGGTGATGCTCACGACCGGTGAGGCCGTCTATGAAGACGAGGCGCCCGACGACGCGGAGATCGCGCTGGACGCCAAGGACAAGCCGATCACGCGCAAGAGCACGAAGCGCGTCGTCATGCGCTACCTGGTCACGGCGCTGGACGTGCTGGACGAGACCGAGGTGCCGTGCCGCTGGATCCCAGTGTTCCCGGTCTACGGCGAGGAGCTGGACATCGAGGGCAAGGTGCACCGCTCGGGCCTCGTGCGCAACGCGCGCGACCCGCAGCGCATGTACAACTTCTGGATGACGGCGGCCACCGAGGAGGTGGCGCTGCGCCCGAAGGCGCCCTTCATCGGCGCAGCTGGGCAGTTCGACGGCGACAACCGCTGGGCCACGGCCAACAAGCGCTCGCACGCATACCTGGAGTACGAGCCGATCACGGTCGACGGCCAGATGGCGCCGCCGCCACAGCGGCAGCCCATGGCCGACGTGCCGGTGGGCACGCTGCAGCTGGCCATGCACGCCAGCGACAACATCAAGGCGACGACGGGCATTCACGACGCCTCGCTGGGCGCGCAGGGCAACGAGACCAGCGGCCGCGCGATCATGGCTCGCCAGCGCGAGGGCGACGTCAGCAACTTCCACTTCACGGACAACCTCAGCCGGTCGATCCGGCACGCTGGCCGCTGCCTGCTGCAGATGATCCCGCGCGTGTACGACACGCCGCGCGTGGTGCGGATCCTGGGCGACGACGAGACCGTGACGCATGCGCGCGTGAACACGCCGCTGCAGCAGCCCGAGGTGGACGAGAAGACCGGCGCGGTCAAGACGGTGCTCAACGATCTGACGGTGGGCACCTACGATGTGACGGTGGCCGCCGGCCCGAGCTACAGCACCCTGCGCCAGGAGGCCGCGGACGCCATGGTCCAGTTCGGGCAGTCCTGGCCCAAGCTCATGGACATCGCCGGCGACAAGGTGGTGCGCGCCATGGACTGGCCGGGCGCCGAGGAGATCGCCGAGCGCATCGAGCGCACAATCCCGCCCGAGCTGCGCGGCGAAGAGGGCGCTGGGCCGCCGCAGTTGCCGCCCGAGGCGCAGCAGCAGATGGCGCAGATGCAGGGCTACATCCAGCACCTGGAGCAGCAGCTGCAGGCCGCAGCGTCCGGCATCGAGAAGGCGCGCATCGACGCGGAGAGCCGCGAGCGCGTGGCGCAGATCAACGCCGTCGGCAGGCAGGACGTCGAGGAAATCAAGGGCTGGGTGCAGCTGCTCGCGCAGCGCATGCAGCCACCGCCGCAGCTCACCGCTGCAGCGCTCAACGAAGCCGCCCCCGAGGCGGCTTCTTCGTTTTCGCCCCCTGGTGCTGACGCCATCGGGGATCAGGCGCCCAACAGCGTCCCCTCACCGGACGGGCAGGACGGGCAGCCATTCATGGGATGACCATGCAGACCGAGAACAG